TACCGTTGCTCGAGTACTGCGCCGGCCCCGTCGACAGCGCCACGAAGACCCGCTGGACGCCGTCAAAGTTGCTCGTGAAGACGGCCACGTTGAGCACCGCCACGCCGGCCCCGAAATCCTTGACCGAGGTCCAGGTGGCGTCACTGTCGCGGCGCAGGATGTAGCGGCCCTGGGCACAGTAAAGCGTCGTGCCCAGTTCGAAGAACGCCCGCACGCCCGTCGTCGAGTCCCGAGTCGCGGGCGTGACGACCGTGATCTCGGGGCCCTTGCACCACGGCCACACCGACAGGTCGACGGCCTGCGCCGACGCATAGCGGAAGTCCTGCCACTTCTCCTGCATGCGCAGGCCCATCCCCAAGACGAGCGACTCGTACGGCTCGTCGCGATCGCCGAGCGGCGACATTCCCGCGTAGCTGAAATCCGGCGGGGTCACCTTGGAGATGTCCTCGGCCTTGGAACTGCTGAGCATGGGCTGGTTTGGCCCGCGCGCCCCGAGTAGCAGCCCGGTATCGCCGATCTTGAGGTGGTACGGATACGGCGAGCGCCGCGCGCTGAGGTAGCTCATCTACCGGAAGACCGGCCCGAAATGCCGCACCTCGCGGAACGTCAGCGACGGCGCCACCGCGGTGAAATGCTGCCGGCTGCGGTCCGCGAACCACGCTGCCGCCGTGGCCTGATCCCGAATGAGTCGCTGATTGGCGACGGGCTCGAGGATGTGCCCGAAGCGGCGCCAGCCGACGGTCAGCGCACTCGCGGCGAGCCAGTCTCGCTCGATCGGGGCCTCGTCGGTATCCAGCTCGAGGCCAACCTGCTCGCCGTACACCCCGCCCGCCGCGCGGCAGTGGTCGTAGGCGCGCTTGTAACAGCGCAGGTACAGGATCTCGCCACTGGCGAAGGTGCGCGTGCCGGTGTTGAAGTAGAACTCGCCGCCATCGCGGTCGACCGTACCGTAGACGATGCGATTGAACGGGTCGGTCTGGTTGCGATCCTCGTTCGCGGCAAGGACGCCGGCTTGGCGCACGTGACTCACGTCTTGCAGCCACGGGGCGATGAGCTCGAGCGAATGGCGCGATGAGCCCGGCGTCGGCACGCACGCGACCTCGACCACCATCCAACACTGCTTCAGCCCGTCGTTGATGAGCTGGTGCAGGGTCGGCACGTCGAACGGCCCGAGGACCTCGAACCGCTCGCCGATGCCGCTCGCCCCGAGGTCTTCCATGTCCTCGTACAGCAACAGCTCCAGGCCCTCATACGTGAACGCCTCGAGGTTTTCGTAATTCGAGCCACCGGGCGGCGCAATGGGCGGCAGCGTCCAGTCCAGATCCGGGGTGATCGTCCCCGTCGGCGGATCGTAGGCCATCACGTAGCGGTGTTTGTCTTCGGGCCGTGTCGCGTCGGGCCGATACAGCGGCCGCTCGGTCAGCAGGTCGTTCTGGGGGATGCCAGAGCGGATGGGGTACGCGCTGCAGACCAGCTTGGTCGTGTCGCTGCCGCTGGTGGCGCGGACGACATACGACTCCGGGCCGATATAAGGTCCAGATTCAACTGCGACGGCGCGACGGTAGGCAGCGAGCGTTGGCATCAGACCTCCAGCTCGAAATGGTCGTCTTGCCAGAGAACACGCGGCCCGCTGCCGGTCTGGAACTTGCCCCCGCTCCAGTGTACGTCGGGATAGGCCCCACCGATGCCGAAGGCGCTGCCCGACCACGTCACGGCATCGACCAGCACGCTCGACGGGATGTAGTCGACCAGCAGGGCCAGCGCGCCGAGTCGCCGCGCGGGAACCGGAGCAATCTCGACGAGCACGTCCAGCGCGCCAACCACCCGCGCTCCGGAGCCGACGACTGGGCCGGGGCCGACCAGCTCGATCATGGTGCCCAGGGCACCCACGCGCCGCTCCGGAGTCAGCGCGACCTCGGTCGTAACCCCCAGGCCACCGACCTGGCGGTCGGTCATCGCACGGTCGCTCCCACTTCGAGGGCATTCACCGCCGCTGCCGTCCAGCCGGCCCCGCCGTTGGGATCGACCTCCCACCGACCAACGACATAACTCGCTGTTGGCGACAGGCCGATGGCGGCAGCCTCACTGATGGTCGCACCACTTTTCAGCGTGGGTGCCAGCAGGCCCTCGCCTACGCTGGCGTTTTGCCCCAAGGCCACCAGTTCAACCACGTTGATCCCGGACACGGCCGTGGGCAAATCGGCCAGCGTGTACAGGTCGCGATCACCAATCGTGCTGGAGGCGACATACTCGCTGAGCGACGCCGGCACGTCACTCACCTGACTCCAGTTCGCGCCCGTGTCAGTGCCGCCACGCACCCACTGAGTGCTGCCGCCAGCCGCGATGGGCGCGAGCAGCAGCACGCTCCCATTGCCCGGCTGCCCGTTATTCACCGCTCCGGCCGTATCGTTGATCGCCAGGTCGTCAAAGGCAAAGTAGTGACCGATGAACGGTCGTCCCGTGAGGTTGCCGAGTTGCAACGCCTGCACGTTAGCCACTGTCGAGGACGTGTTGTCGCCGGCGAAATTAATGACGCGGGTTCCGTCTTGCCAGACCTCCGTCACTCCCGCGCTGGTGCTGGTGATCTGCACCCGCCACTCGATCAGGTGCCAGGCATTCGTCGTCAGCGGGGTAGCTGAGACTCCCATCACGGGGCCGCTCACATTCACAGCGCCGCGCAGGGTGATGAACAACGTCGACGGGTTCCACGTCAAGCACGTTTGATCACCACCATTGCCGTCGTGCAACCCGGCAAAGGCCATCTCACTGCTGGTATTCGTGCCACGCTCGATGTACATCCCGAACCGTATCCACAGGTCGGTTTTGGGCGCAGCCAGCGAGAAATACTTGACCGCACTATTCGGCGCGATCCCCGTGGCGAGCGCCTTGAGGCACCGGCCGCCGGTCCGCGGGGGCGGGCTGCTGTTGACGACGGTCAGGGTGGCGTTCGTCCCGACTGCACTGACGCCGGCCTCATTCACATCGCCCGTCTCGTAGCCGCACGTCAAAAGTCGACTCACCGCACGGTAGCTCCGGCTTCCAGAGCGTTGACGGCCGCGCTCGTCCAGGCCGCGCTGGTGTTCGGGTCGGTTTCCCATCGCCCCGTGGCGTAGGCCGCCGTTGTGGACAACGCCACGGTCGCCGCTTCACTGGTTGCACTGCCGCTCTTGACTGTCGGCGCGAGCGACCCGCCGCCCGCATCAGAATTCTGTGCCAGCGCCAGCACCTCGACCACTCTGATCGATGGCGTCCCTGTCAGGTCCTCCACGCCATACAGATCCCGATTGCCAGCTGTCGGGGAGCCGACATACTGCACCAGGGACGGCGGTAGCTCGTTGACCTGGGTGTAATTGGCCCCGGTATCGGTGCCCCCGCGCACCCACTGGGTCGAGCTGCCGGCACCATCAGGCTTGAGCAACAGCACCTGGCCGTCGCCAACCCGACCGTTGTTCACGGTTCCGGCCGTGTCATTGATGGCGATGTCGTCAAAAGCGAAGTAGGTAGCGGCCTCAAATGCGGCTGATGTTGGGCCCAGGATGATGCGCTGCACATTTGCCGTCGTCTGGGTGTTGTCGCCCGAGAAATTGATGACCCGGGTCCCGTTCAACCACACCTCTGTGATCCCCACCGACGTACTGGTGAACTGCTGTCGCCACTCGAGGACGTGCCACTGCTCCGGCCCCAGGGGCATCGTGCTGACGCCGAGGATCGCGCCGCCCGTCGACCCCGCACGCCGCGCGCGCAGGATATTGGTCACCGAGTCCCAGGTCAGACACGCCTGGTCGGCCGGCGTACTCGTCTGCGACGTGACGATGACAATCTCGCTGCTGCCCATCCCCGCCGGATGGCAGAACACGCCGAAGCGCACCCACAGCTCGGTCTTGCTGGCCGCCAGGATGAAGGTCTTGGTGCTCGAGCTGACGCCGGCTGTAGACCGCGAGATCTTCAGGCAGTAGCTGCCCGAGCGCGGCGTAGGCGTGCTACTAACTGCCGCCAGCACACCGTTGGTGCCGATCGTGCTAGTGCCTGCCTCATTCACGTCGCCAGTCTCGTAGCCGCAGGTCAGCAGGCGGGTCATGGTGGAGGGGGTGCCCCGCCGGGGTCAATGACGGCCATGACCGTCTGGATGTACGCACGCAGCTCACTATCGACCCCACTCGCCGGACCCGCCGGTCCCGCAGGCCCCTGGGGCCCTGGCTCGCCTTGCGGACCCGGCGGCCCCATCGGGCCAGTAGCCCCCGTCCACGGGCCCGTCGGCGGAATCTCCGTCAGCGGCGGCGTGGGCTGCAGGGGCGGAATCGTCCCCGGCGGCAGCAGCACGGGCACGTACGGCGGCGGCGTGGTATCGATCGGCAGCAGCGGCGGCGCGCCAGCCATCAGCCCACTTCCTCAGCCGGCATAGATCAGGTCCTCGATCGAGTTCGGGATGGTCTTGGCCTCGAGGACCGCCACCCGCGCCACCAGCGCGTCAAACTCAGCACGGGTAATGGCCGCGGTCTGCCAGGCAGTCGCGTAGTCCGTCGCGCTGGTCTTCGCCAGAATCTGGCCCGTCGTGCCCCCAACGGGGACACCTGGTCCCGCCGGCCCCTGTGAGCCCGTCGCCCCGGTTGTGCCGGCGGGCCCCTGCACCCCCTGGATGCCTTGCGCGCCGGTGTCGCCTTTCGGGCCCTGCGACCCGGTGTCGCCCTTCGGCCCCTGGCTGCCGGTCGCGCCCGTGGCACCCGTCGCACCCGCGGGACCTTGTGGGCCGGGAACGGTCGAGTCAGCGCCAGCGGGACCCGTCGCCCCGGTTGCCCCAGGAGCGCCTTGCGGCCCCTGGGCGCCCGTTGCGCCGGTGGCCCCCTGAGGCCCCTGAATACCCTGCGGCCCCTGCGCGCCAGCCTGCGCCAGCAGCGCCCAGTGCGCGCTATCGGCCGGCGGCGGCGTGGCGCTCGGGCCCACCGCGCCGTACGCCACGTACGAGCTGCCGGTGTAGGTCACCCCATCATTCGGGACATACGCCGCGGCCGACGACCACGTGCCCCGCCAGGTCATCGTCCCGCCGCCGCTGCCGCCCCCGGTGCTGTCCCAGTCGTCAGGCAGCGTTACGCTCTTCAGCTCACCCGTGTCGAGGCGCCGACTCACCGTCAGACGCCCCGTGTGCCGGAGTATCCCATCGGACTGGCCGGGATGCGAGACGACGAACGCCTCAGTCAGCGTCAACGACCCTGACTCCGCGGCGCTTGATGACGATTGGCGCGCGGATGCCGCCCTGGCTCTCACGATTGTCGCGGCGCACGACGGCGGCCTCGACATCGCGGTACGCGCGGGCGTAGTCCTGCTCGCGGGTGATGCCGAGCTCGCGCATCCCGTCGGCGCGCGACATGCCCAGGAACTTAGCGCCGTCGATCACATCGGGCGTCCGCGCGTCATCGCTCATGGGGCGGTCGGTTGTGGCTCGGGGATCTCGTCGCCCTCGTCCTCGGGCTCGTCGTCGGGGCGTGGCGGCCGCGGCGGGTCGGGCTGCGGCGGCGCGGGCGGATTGGGCTGGGTCATGGCTCGAGGCTCCTTACAGCGTGGTGAACGTCCCCTGCGGGGAGTAGGTCGTCAGGCCGCCCGCTGTCGCGCGGACGCGGTAGTAGTACAGTCGCGCGCTGGTCAGGCCGGTCAGCGGCTTGGTCTGTGGCCCGGTGCCCGCACCCTCGGTGTTGGTCGTGCCGTAGGACATCGTCTGGCCGTACTCGACCTGATTCGCGGCTGTCACATCGAGCGTGAAGTTGATGGTCGCGCCAGTCGTGGTGATGCCCGAGACCGAGATGGCCGTGATGCTGGGCGCGAGCGTGTCAGCGCGCGAGCCGTCCGGCGGCGTGGCAATCCCGGCATTCGTCGGCCAACCCGCGGGCGGGCTGGGCGTGTTCGTCTCGTTGCCCCGCCAGTCGACGGGCGTATGCGTCCACAGGCCCCCACTGGCGCCCACCTGGGAGGCGATGGAGCCGGCGTCGACCGGCATCAGCGCATCAGCCGCGGCCGGCTATAGGCGGACGGCGGCCAATCCTTGTTCAGCGATTCGTGTTTGTCCGATTCGTGTTTCGTCTCGGTGACCGGATCGGACGCCTTGAAGTGCCCGCCCGGCGGCGGCGCGAACTGGTCGCGGGGGACCGGCGGCGGGCCGCCGGCGCCGACCCACGGCAGCCCCTTACTCATCTTTCTTGTCCTTCTCCGCGCGCTCCCGCTGCTCGCGTTGCCGCCGCGCCTGCTCGTCGGCCTGGGCCTTCTCGTTCGGGTCGCGCTCGGCGTGCTCGCCGCGCGTGCGCTGGCGCCGCTCTTCGGTTCGCTGGGCCTGCCACGCGACGAGGTCAGGGATCTGCTCCGTCTCGCCCCGCTTGTAGCCCTTGCGCTCGTAGGTCTCGACGTTGCTCAACGGGCCGATGAAGTCGGTTCCGTCGGGCTTGGTCCAGTGAACCCAGGCCGTGCTCGAGATCTGCGGGTCGGGACCGCTGAGGGCGTCCTCGTACCGATTCGGCTGCAACGCCAGCACCCAGTCGGGTGAGACGCCGTCCGGCGGGAAGACGTATTCGCCGCGGGTCGCCCGTTCCCGCCAGTCAGGCGGGGTGGTCGGCCCTTCTTGCTGCGGATTCGGATTCGCGCGCGGTCGCTGTTCCGGTTGGGGCGGCTGGGGGTTGGCTCGTGGCTGGGTCATAGTGGACTTCCTTCTGCACCGGCGGCAGCTCGGGCTCCTGGGGGTCTTTTGCGACGGGGTCGGGGTACGGGCCGAGCGGCGGGTCGGGATACGGCCCTGGCGGCGGATCGGTCTGCTCGGGGTGGTACGCCTGCTTCTCAGGCATCGGCTCGCCCGCGTCACCCGGATTGGGGATGACCTCGCGGCCGAGCCTCTGCTGCTCGTCGTACTCGCGCCGGCGCGACAGGTCGGCCGCCTGGGCGGCGGTCCGCGGACGGACCCGCTCGCGCGCCCGCGCCTGATCGACCTCGTCGAGGTGCTCCGGCACGATCTGCCCTGGTATCAGCGTCTGTTCCGTGCGGCGCCGGTCCTCGGCGCTCCGTTCGGTCATCGTCAGACCCCCGCTGGACGTGGTGGTGACGGTCGCTGGCGGCGGCGCTCGAGGTCTTCGATCGATGCCGTGGCGGTCGTCTCGACCCCGTCAAGCAGTCTGCGTTCCCGCCCATCGGGCGCGTCGTCGCGGTGCTTGCCGACGATGACGCGGATGTTCTTGCCGGCCTCGTCCTTGACCTGCTGCAGGAACTCGCGCAGCTCCTCGACCGACATGATGTCGTAGTCGGTGTCGATGTTCAGCGCCGCGTCCCGCGATTCCGCCCGCCGAATCGCGTTGATGATGGCCGCCTTCTCGCGCTGCTCCTGCAGGATCTTCGGGTATTCGTCCTGCAGGTAGCGTTGCACTTCCGACTTCGACTCGCCGCGCGACGGTTGCTCGGACAGCAGCTTGTAGCCCTTGTCCTCGTAGTACGCGCGGTTGTGCGGATCGCCCTGCAGCCAGACGACGGTCGCGTCCGGCTTCAGGTACAGGCGCCGCGGATAGTTGTAGTTCTGGCCGTGCCGCGGTTGCGACGCCATCGGCGGCGTGCGCTCGAGCAGCGTGTCCAGAAAGGCGTTGCCGCTGGTGGTCGTCATTAGCTCGCTCCGAGGACGAGGACCCCCCACAGGTCGCGCATTTCCTGGTGGCCGTAGATCGCTTCCGACGCCAGTTTCCAGGTGAAGAAGTCGATGTCATAGAAGAGGTGGGTCTTCGGCGTCCGCTGGATGACCAGGGCCAGGGCGTCGCGGTGGAAGATGGCGTTATTGGCCTGGCCCGCGCTCGGCTTGACCAGGTTGGTGGTGACCAGCAGGTTCAGCCCGTACATATCGCCGAGCATGCCGTTGCGAACGGGCTGGTCGCCCGTACCGATGTACAGCGCATTGCTCCAGCGGTCGAGGGCCAGCTTGGCGACCTTCTCGGCCGGCGTCATAACGAAGAAGCGATCGTCCTGCGGTACGTCGGCGTCATCGAGCAGCTTGACCGCGGCCAGCACGTTGGCATCCGAGACGGCGGTGCCGAGGGTGCCGACGGAGCGCGAGAAGCCGGCCAGGTCGGTCGCGAGGACCGTGTCGATCTCCTTGGCGATGGCATAGCCGAGCTTGCGCTGGTACTCGTTCTGCACATCGACCGTCGCCTGGACCTTGACGATGTCCTCGATGCCGACCGCGGCGTAGGTCCACAGGTTGAGCGTGATCGTGACAGCCGTTTCCGCCACCGTCTCGTAGGTGATGGCGGTGTTTTCGACCTTCGGCCGCGCGGCGAGGTTGCCGATCGACGCTACTTTGACGCTCTTGCCAACGCTGGCGTCGTCCTCGAAGCCGCGGTTGACGCTGCGCGCGAGCACGAGGTTGGACTCTGTGGCGCGAAGCACCTGCTTGCTCCACACGTCGGGCGAGAAGATCCCATCGGCGATCGTCTTGTCGACGAATTCAGATGCACCGGTAGCCACTGGCTAACCCCCTAATGTCGTGTCAGGGGGATGCCTCGAGTTGCCCTGTGGCGTACCCCCGGTTTTGGATGGCCGTTCTCATC